GCGCCTACCAAGAGCGCTGCGTCGGTTCCGTGTTCGAGCACTGGAACGGCGGCGCGCGCTCCGTGCTCGTGGTTGCCCCGCCTGGCAGCGGGAAGACCGAGATCGCTATTCTCGTGATCCGAGGCGAGTGCGCGGACTGCCAGGCGACGGCGTGCAAGGAGCTCAAGCCGTACCCAGAGATCGATCCGATCGAAGAGTGGTCCGCGGGTGCAACGCAGGGTTGGGAGTGGCCGTAATGGAGAACACTCCCAAAGTCTTCGACCAACCCCTCACAGGCGACGACTTCCTGACCGGCAGTGCCTACGGCTTCCGGTACAGCATCACCCGCTGGGACTACGGCGGTCGCGGGTGGCGTTGGGAGGTAGAAGGCTGGGGCCGGGAGGCCAATGGCCATGGCGAACCAACGCTGGAAGCCGCCGCGGCGAAGGTCGAAGGTGCCATCCGGGCGATGGCGCGGGACATGGCTGGTCTACTGAGGCTCGCGGGTTAACTGTCGAGCATGTTTCGGAGCTTGAAACACTCGAACGCGCGCATGGCGGTGCCGATCGGCATGTTGCCGTCGCACGCGACGCCGGTTCTACTGCCGCTCGTACTTGACGGCGTAGGTACCGACGCAGATGAGGTAGTCGTACCCGTCCCAGATCTTCATGTTCATCGTTCCGGTGAGCAGCGAGCCATCCTCGCGTTGCTGGCGGAGCACGGAGGTAGCCTCGCCGTATGCGCCAGGCTCGACCTTGTCGAGCGAGCAGAAGATCTTGTTCTCTCGCTTGCACCCGTTGTCCGACAGGACCGGGTCCGCGATGGGGATGCAGTCCCCGGCTTCTTCCTCGGGAGAATCGAGCCCGACGCGCTGGAGCGCGGACGCTTGCGGACCGCACGTCCCGTCGATGACCTCGAAGGTCACGAGGTACGTGCCACGGACAGAGCGTGGGTCACACCGCTCCGGCGCCTCCTCATCGGCCCCGCACGCCGACAGCACAAGCCCAAACCAAATCAGACCCGCCAAACGTCTCCAGTGGCACATCGTGTTCATGGCGATGACACCGCGCGTTCGCCAGCAGTGTCAACGCTGAACAGTCACGCAGTGCAGCAGCGGGCAGAGAAGGGCCAGACGGCAGTGCGAAGCGTGGCTGTGCGGAGGATCGTGGCATCCGGATGCCGCGCGCGTAGGTTCGCTGGGAGCAAAATGACGTGTCAATAGGATTATAATTCCTGTTCGCCTAACCGCTTGGAATCACTGGACAATGGCAGACAAGAAAACGAACCACACAGCGGAACCCACCGAGGCGCACAAGTGGCCCTTGGGCCGAAACCATCCCGATCGAAATGGGCACTCGTGATTCAATTGCGTCGTCTAGGCGCGTGGAGAGCAAGCTTCGGTCGCGAGAAGCGCTGGCTTTGAGGCGGCAGAAGCTGACCTATCCGGAGATCGCCGAGCGGCTTGGGGTCGCGGTTTCGACTGCGTACAACCGAGTGCGGGCGGAGCTCGCGGAGGTGGCGAGCGAGTCGAGGCGGGACGCCGAGGCCATCTTCAAGGCCGAGCTCGCCGAGCTGGATCAGGCGATCGAGCGGGCGAGGACACTTGCTCTCGACGATCTGACCGACGACAAGAAGGAGGTTCTGGTTGCGCTCGAGGTCTGGCGGAAGATGCTCGCGGACCGCCGGAAGCTCTTGGGAATCGATGGGAAACCTGGATCGGCGAACACCGATGGCGCGGGCCAAGAGGTGCAGGTGGACTTCCTCGTGTTGCGCGACTTGTGCCGGGCAAACGGGTACGATCTGGTGCCGCTTCAGCCGGTGGTGGAGACGACAGGGGAGAGCGTGGCGGAGCAGGCGAGCGATGTGGATGGCGAGGAAGGAGCAGGAGAATGAGAGAACCGAGCGGCGTGAGACTTCCGGACGAGATCGACCTCGACGGCTTGGAATGAGCGCGGCGCGCCTCGCGTCCACTCTTGCGCCGCTACTGCTCCTCGTTGCCTGCTACGACCCCGTTCCTGGCTACGCCTACGAGCCAGCGGAGAGCCAGACCGAGGAGCCCCAACTCCCAGAGCCAGGGGCTATCATCGACACCCGGGCCGTCGCTGTCATCAATAGCCCCGATAACATCGGGTGCGCCGCGTTCGCGGTGGCGCCGCGGCTGTTGGTCACAGCCGCGCACTGCCTGCGCCGGCGTAGCGTTAGCGGTTTGGTGCCGATTCCCGAGGACGCCCCTGTTGTCGAGTCAGTCGAGTACACATTTCAACACACCGACCAGAGCGGAGAGGCGCGAGTCTCGACGCTGATCCGAGCGGTGGACTTCGCGGCTCTCGAGCTCGAGGAGGATGCGCCCGCGTTCCTGCCCACGAGGGAGCCGATTCTTGGGGAGTTCGTGGTGGTTCCGCGCGCGGTGAACGTCGGCATCCTGACGGGCGAGGTGGTTTCGGTGGACGATGCCGGGGTCATCTTGGTGAGCGTGACCACCGAGGAAGGTGACAGCGGTTCGCCCGCCATTGGAGCCGACGGGGCCGCCTTCGGCATCATGTCTAGCAGCGCGGAGGTGGCCGAAGCCTACGCGGCGCCTGTGTTGCACGAAACGCAATAGTCCTCGGCAGAGCTTGCGTTTCGGTGTACAGTAAGCGCCGTCCGGTAACGATCCTCATTGCTCCAGTTCGGTCCCTATCGCCCCGGGACGGTTTCCTCGCCGTCCCGGGGCTTCTTTTTGCGCTCGTTCTGTGTTGCCCACAGAGCAACAGTTGCCACGTGGGTGTTGCGCGAAACGCAACAGGGGCATAGGATTCCTGGCATGGCTGGAAACAAGCAGGGGCCTGCCCAACAGGCGGCCCCGGCGGATAGCAAAGGACCGTTGCCTCGTCGGTTGCGGTATCGACAGCTTTTCGCGTCGAGCCTCGCTCGAGGCTTCGTCGTTGGGGGAGACGTCATCTCGGACGGCTCGATGGCGACCGGCACCGTAGAGCGGATCGAGGGGGCCGAGGGCTCACCGGTTGCCGATGTGTACATCCGACATGGTGACGGCAGAATGACCCGGCTGGTTGCAGCGATCGGCTGGGCGGAGGTGATGAAGGAATGAGTGCGCCCGTGCGCATGCTCCAGGACAACGTCCTGATCCGACTCGACCCGCCAGAGAACGTCTCTCGTGGCGGTGTGCATCTTCCCGAGAACCGACAGCGACCTGGTGGTCGCGAAAGCAGAACGGCGACCGTGCTTGCGGTTGGCCCTGGGTACTACCAGGGGTGCCGAGAGTGCGGCTGCACGAGCGTGTTCGTGCGGACCGAGCTCAAGCCGGGTGACCGAGTGGTAGTCGATGCGCTCGCCGGGCAGGATTACGTGCTCGATGTCTCGGTGCCGCGCCACAACAAGGGCGCGGACTTCCTGCGATTGCTCGATGAGCGCGGCGAGTTTCGGATTGCTCGCGAGGGTGAAATACTCGCGGTGATCGACAACGCAGCGGAGAACGCGGAGGCGGCGGAGTGATTACGGAATCTCCTCGCGGCCCACTGCTCGACGATTCCCTCCGTGTCATGATCCGCGCTCAGCGCGCCATGGGGTGGCCGTCGATGACGCCCGAAGAGCGCGAGCAGTGGCGAGGGCGCGACGCCGCGGATGGTACGCCTGGGGCGTTGTTGAGGCTCGGGTTTCCGAAGTGTCCTGCCGGGGTCGATTGAGGCCATGAGTACGCCATCCCGAGAAGAGCTTGGGCAGCAGGAGCGCACATGGGCGGTTGCCAAAGAATTGGCCGACGCCAATGGCAACGTCATCAGCAAGGAAGCCGCGCTCTGCTGGGCAGCAATTACGTTCGTCAAGCGCGCGCGCGTCACTCATCGCAGCGATGCGAGCTGCAACGCCTTCGATGCGCTTGTCGCGGCGGCTCGGGAGCTCGACAAGGCGATCGCCGATCGTCACCGTGTCGGCGACGAAGTCGTGCGGAATAGTGGCGCACAGTTGCGTGCGGAATCTCTCGCCCAGAGCTTGACCACACCACCCGAGCCCCCTCCCCCGCCCCAAGACGACTCGGCCTCCGTGAGCATCGAGGCCCACGCCGAAAGCTCCAAGTCATCAACCGATGACTCTGCAACACGAGTCCGTCAGGCCGCCCAACGCCACGATGACGGGGAGGACGACGGCGGCTGATGCAGCCGATCCGACTGCCCGCGAGTGTTCTCGCTGCGCTCCAGGCAGGAGCGTCCGCTAATGCTGCCATCAACGACGGGCCGCCCCGGTTCGACGATCTGGAATGGCTGCTCACGAGTCCGCGGGCATTTGGGCTCACGCGAGCCACGTCATCACAGCGCGCAATCTGCCGCGTGCTCGACGGAAGACCGCTCGGTGAGCTTTCTACCGACATAGACGTTCTCGACATCTTCGGTGGCGTTCTGCCCGAGTGCGCGCCGAAGGAGTTCTGTCTCGTTGCAGGCATTCGCGGCGGGAAGAGCCTGATGGCCGCCGCGCTCGCCGTGCGAGCATCTCAGGTCGTTGACGTCTCCCGCTTGGGTCCCGGGGAGGTTCCGCGCGTCGCGGTGATGTCGCTGGACACCGACAAGGCGAAGGTCGTCCTCAATCAGCACTTGCTCGGGAACCTGATGGCGAAGCCGGAGCTTCGCTCGCTCATCGCGCGTCACCCTGACGGGCGCCTGAAGATCCTCTTGTCTGAGGGATCCGTGACGCTTCGCCACCCGAGCGGGCGCGAGGTCGAGATCAAGGTCGTTGCTGGGGCGCGCGCAGGCGGTTCGCTCGTCTCGATGTGGATGGCCGGCGTCATCTTCGACGAGGCGACGCGTATGGTCGGGCACGAGGACGGCGTGGTGAATCTCGACGAGTCGAGAGACGCCGTTGCGGGGCGAGTGCTGCCAGGCGGGCAGATTATCTACATCGGCTCGGCCTTCGCGCCCTTCGGCCCAGTCTATCAGATGGTCTCCGAGCGGTTCGGGAAGCCAGGTCCGGACGTAGTGGTCTGCAAGGCGAAGGCGTACCAGTTGAACCCGAGCAACTGGACCGAAGAGGCGATGCGCGACCTCGAGTCACGCAACCCTGTCGCGTACGCCTGCGACGTTCTCAGCGAGTTCAAGGCTCCTGACGCCACCTTTTTCGAGCACAGCGTGCTTCAGCGGCAAACGCGCACGGAGCCGGAGCTTCTCCCGCGCGATCCGCTGTGTCGCTACCAGGCCGCCATCGACCCGGGAACGCGCGGCAACGCGTGGACGCTCGTCATCGTTGGTCACGTCCAGCATGGCAAGTACGCGGTCGCGCGCATCCGGCAGTGGCGCGGCTCGACGTCGGAGCCGCTGTCACCGCTGAAGGTTCTCGAGGACATCCAGCGGGAGTGCGCGGCGTACGGGATTACGTCGGTCTGGACCGATCAGTGGTCAGTGGATGCGCTTCGCGAGATTTCGAGGCAGATCGGTCTTGGGCTCATCGAGCTGCACATGACCGGCCAGACCCGCGTCGAGGCGTTCGAGCGCCTTCGCGTGATGCTCCTCGAGGACCGGCTCGAGTTGCCCCCTTCGCGTCAGTTCCGGGAGGACCTGCTGCGCGTGCGACGCATCGTGCGCCAGCAGACGCTCTCCGTTGAGCTCGAGAAGACGGCGGACGGCCGTCACGCGGACTTTGCCGCAGCACTTGCGCTCGCGATGAGTCATCCGTTGCCCCCGCCGGAGAAGCCCACCATCCAGCCGGGCACTCCGGAGTGGAATGCAGCGGAACGCGAGCGCTTGCGCAGAGCGGCAATTCTTCGTGCCCAGCGCGGGCAGCAACAGATCCGAATGCGGATCAACGAGGTGCGGTGATGAGCGCGGAACAGGAAGAAGTCTACGAGATGCGTAGGCGCATCGAGCGAGCTGAGGCGACCGTTGAGCGCCAGTCGCGCCGAATCGAGTCGTTGGAGGCTCTCGTTGCAACCCGCGAGCTCCGCATCGAAGAGCTCCAGCGAGGCCAGAAATGAGCGCCACGTACTGGCACGAGAAGACGGGAGCAGAGCTTGCGCACGAGGTCGAAGACCTCTGCAAGCAGCTCGAGGAACAGCAGAAGCACCGTCGCGAACGGTACATCCGCAATCTCGAGCTGTTCGAGGGCACCCCGCTCGGCGCGTACGGGGCCAGCGCCTACTACCGCATGAGCAACAAGGCGCTCGCGAACGACCCGCTTGGCCTCATTCACTCGGCGGTCGAGACGGCAGTCGCCGAGGTGTACGCGAAGCAGAAGCCGAAGCCGCAAGTCCAGACCAGTGGCGCAGATTGGACGACGCGACGCCGCGCGAAGAAGATGGACAAGGTCTTCGAGGGTATCCTCCACCAGCGTCAAGGCCGCTGGGTGGACATGTGGCACTTCATGGTCGAGCACGTCGGCTACGAAGTGGCGCTTCAGGGCGTGGCGTTCATCAAGGTCGTCTCCGATCTCGATGAGCGCCGAATCGTCCACGAGCTCGTGCCCGCATGCGAAATCTACGCGGACCCGTGCGAGGGCGCCGAGCCGCTGAACCTGTTCCAAGCGTCTCCGATCGATGTCGCCAAGGCCGTCGCTCTCTTCTGCAACGAGAAGGGCGACCGGAAGGGCAACGCGCGCCGGAAGGCTGCCATTGAGGGAGCCGAGCCGTTCACGCGCGACGAACTCCAGTTCGGCTCGCGTGTGGGCAAGGCCGTCACGATGCGCACGGCGTGGCGACTGCCGCTCGGTCCAAGCTTGCCCGGCAAAGTCGCGGTTGTCATCGGCGGGGAGCTCATGGCTGAGGACGACTGGGAGTCGCCGATCTTCCCGTTCGTCGCGGTGCACTGGCGTCCGCATCGAGACGGCATCTACGGCTGCGGAATCGCAGACATCGGCGGGACTCTCGCCGAGGACGCTGGCGATCTCGACAGGCGGCTGTTCTCGCGCGCGAAGATCGCGTCTGGCAAACGGGTCTACTATCAGGAGGGATCCGTCGCGGCGGAGGCCCTCGAGGCAAACGGTCCCGAGGTTGCCGTGCCGGTTCAGGCTGGCGCCCCGATCCCGACCGAAACGCTGGTACCGCCGTTCACTGCTGGAGAGTTCGAGTACCGCGTCAGCAAGATCCGCGACTTCTGGGACGCGCTCGGGATCTCCCAGGTCTCCGCGGCCGCCCGCCGGGAGCCAGGAATCGAGAGTGCTGTTGCTCAGCGCACGCTGAACGACACGAAGACCGGTCGCCAGCTCGTCAAGGCGCAAGCGTTCGAGCGCGCCTTTCCTGACCTGGCGCACCAATGGGTCTGGCGGCTCCGGGAGCTTCAGAAGGCCGATCCGAACTTCTCCATCACGTGGCCCGGCAAGCGCTTGATCATGGAGGTCAAGTGGTCGGACGCCGACATCACATCGGACACGTTCACGATCACTGTCGGCGCGTCGTCGGCGCTCCCGAACGACCCGTGGGGTCGTCTCGAGATGGCCGGGGAGCTCTACGCGCAGAAGCTCATCAGCGACTCCACCTACCGTCAGCTTCTCGGGTGGCCGGACATCGAGCAGGAACTCGACGCCGAGAGCGCCGAGTACGAGTACCTAGACGCCTTGATCGATCGGTACCTGGATGCCGACGAGAACACCTGGGACATGGGCGACTACGAGTCGCCGGAAGGCTTCATGATCGACAAGCCGCGGGCGCTCGTGCGCGTCAGCTCCGCCTACTTCCGGGCGAAGCTCGACAACGCGCCCCCGTTCAATCTCGAGCTGCTGCGCAGGTACATCCGCGAGCTCGACGCGCTGATGATGGCCGCCGCGCAAGCGCAGGCGGCGTTGATGCAGGGCCAGGGCGCGCCGCCGTCCCAAGGCGGCGAAACACCATCCGGAATGACCCCGCCTGGCCCACCCATGGCGCCCGGTGGCGCCCCGCCCGATCCACCGGGAGCCCCGCCGATGGCGGCGTGAAGACTCAGAAAGGAAAAATTGATGAGCGACACCGATCTTTCGTCGATGGCCGCGCGCCTCGCCGATGCAGCCAACGCCGACTACGGCCCTCTCGACGACGCGTCGGCCAATGAAGCTGGTTCCGAAGGCGCCGAGGCCGCCCAAGAGCCCACGAGCGACACGGAGCCGAGCGAAAAGGGCGCCGAAGGCAAGCCGAACGGCAAAGCGAAGGCAAACGGCAAGGGCGCGCCGGCATCGGAAGCGGCGCCCGAAGGCAAAAACGATGGAGAAAGCGGCCAATCGGAGCCCGCAGAGGCCAAAACGGAGGGCGCGAGCCGTGAGGAGAAACTCACCAAGCTTCGCGAACTCGCTCAGGAGCTCGGGTGGGCCGTCGAGGACAACGCCGTCACGCCGAGTGAGCGGGCGAAGTTCCGGCAGTGGCGCGAGTCGGCGTTCAAGCGGCTCCAGCAGGAACGTGAGAACGCCTTGTTGGAGGTGACCAACGCCAAAAAGGGACTCGAGGAAGAACGAGCGCAGCTAGAAAAGCTCCGCGAAGAGGCGGAAGCCGGTGGCAAGCGCTTCCGGGACGCGGCCGACGCGCTCGATTCTGGCGACTTCGACGCCTTCGCCAAGGTGCTTGGCTACGACGACTGGAACGCGCTCAACAGCGCGGCGATTACCAAGTTCGCGGATCCGAATTTCAGGAAGCTACGCGACATGGAGCTCAAGCTCCGCCAGGAGCAGGAGCGCCGCGAGCGCGAAGAGAAGGAGATGGCCGAGCGGCGCGCGCGCGAGGAGAAAGAGGCCAAGGAGCGCGAGGAACAGCAGCGCCGGGCGCAGATGATCGCGGCCTACAAGCGCGATTTGTCGGTGCAGATGGCCGAGTCGAGCAACCCGATCGTCCGCTCGATGGCCGATGACCCGATGTTTGTCGAGGCCATTTTTCAGGTGCAGTCCAGGTACTACACCGGCTCCGGCACCATTCCCCCGGAGGAAGCGCTCGAGAAGGAGCCGATGGATGGGGGAGAGCCTTTACTGAAGCGACTTCGGGCACTATACTCGAGGCTCGACACGGGTTTCCGTGCAACCCAGCCCCCGGGGCAACCCTCCGGGGGTGAAAAGCGCGAGCCGATCCCCCGGGGAGATCAAGTCCCCGAGCAGAGCGCCCCGGCAGCTCAGACAGCCGCGAAGCAGAAGACGTCAATTCCTGCACGCAAGGCGAGTGAGGCAGCTCCAATTCCAAAGAACGTAAGTGACGCAGAGTTCATGAAATTCGCGGAGCGTCGCATGCGACAAGCCATCCGCGAGGAGGAATCTCGTCACCCCGAGGACTAACGGAGCTCTTCGCGCGCCCATGGGGTCACTCCAATGGGCTCTACAATTCAGACGTTCGATGCGCTCACGAAGGAGCGCTACATCGACAGTTCCCGTGTTCAAAAACTGATGTACGGCGACCGCCCTCTCTTCGGGCTTCTGGAGAAGAAGGGCGACACTGGCATGATCGGCTCGGTCACTCCCGTTCCGATCATCTACGGTCTGCCGCAAGGCCTAGGCGGCTCGTTCTCTACGGCGCAGACGAACGCCACGAACCTCACTTCGGTGAAGTTCAACGTGGAGGCCGGCGACTACTTCGCCGTCGTTCACATCGGCGACAAGGTGCTGAAGGCGACGCGCACGAATCCGGGCGCATTCTTGCAGAACAAGTTTGCCGAGATGGACGGACTGTACGAGCAGGCTGCCGAGCAGCTCAGCATCTACACGTGGGGCAACGGCGGCGGTGCCCTCGGGCGACGCGAGAGCATCAACACGAACACCGTCACGCTGTCCAACCCCGCGGACGCCTCGAACTTCGAGATCGGCATGATGGTGGTCGCGTCCGCCAACGACGGCAGCGACGCGGCGCACACGCTGCGCAGCGATGGCAGCACGGGCATCGGTGTGGCGGAGGTCACCTCGGTCAACGTCAGCGCCGGCACCATCGAGATCAACGCCGCCGCGAACATCGACAGCTTCGCCGACGGCGACTACCTGTTCCGTGAGAGCGACTTCTTCGGCACGACCGGCACGATCGTCATCAAGGGACTCCAGTGCTACATCACGGCGAGCGATTCGCCGATGGCGCTCTGGGGGATCCAGGCGGCGACGCGCGCGACTCACCCGTCGCGTCTCGCTGGGTGTCGTGTGCCGAGCGCCGCCGTCTCGGGCAAGTCGTTCGAGGAGCGGATCCGCATCCTCGGCTCGTACATGACGGGTCGATTCAAGGCGAAGCGGCCGACCGCGGGCTTCCTGCATCCCGAGGACTGGCAGGTCCTGGAGACGTCGCTCATGTCGCGCGGGATCCGGTCGCTCACCGACGACAACACGCAGTTCGGGTATCGGAAGATCGAGTGGGCCGGCATCCCCATCTACGAAGATCGCCACTGCCCGAAGGGAACCTTCTTCGCGCTGAGGATGGAGAACTTCTGGCTCTCCTCGCTCGGTCCGGTGCTCGCACCGCAGAACGAGGACGGCTTCGAGATGCTCCGCCGGGCTTCTTCGACCGACTACGAGTTCCGCCTGATCTCGTACCCGGCGCTCATCTGCAACGCTCCACTGCACGGTGGCCGCGTTTCGTTGGGCTGAGGTCGCACCATGGCAACTTGGGGCGATCTGGCTCAGGTTCCCGCGCACGGCGCGGCGACCGAAATCGGGCGCAACCCGGTCCTCGGGTACGCGCTCATCACCATCGGCTCGGCCGGCGCCGTCGCGAGCGTCGCCGGCTCGCCGGGGCTCACGGCCTCGCTGAAGGCCAACAGCGAGGGTACCTACACGGTCACGTTTCCAGCATGCCAGCGGGTTGCGATCGTGCCGGGGCTCCTGAGCGTGGCGCAGACCGTGGACGGTATCCACCTGACCGCGGTTAGCGCCACGGCCGGGACCGCGGAGGTCGTCACCACCGCGCTCGCGGAGGACAACGGCGACTACGCGCGTGAGGCAACCGACCCGGCATCGGGCGACGTGATCACGCTCCTCTTCTTCGCGGAGCCCTGAACGTGGCCCGCTACGACGAGGAGTTCAAGCTCGAAGCCCAAGCCGCATTTCCCGGCATGGACGAGGAGCAGATGATGGCTCTGAAGAACCTCATCCATCTGTGCCTCGAAGAACGGGAAACCGGCGGCGAGGACGACGAGTACGCGGGAGAAGGCGAAGACATGGGCGGCGAATCGCCGAAAGGCGGCCCGCCCGCGCTCGCGCTCGTGTTCGGAGAGGCGGCGAAAAAGAAGCGGTAATCCAGGATGGCGCGCAATCGGACCCTGCAAAGTCTGCGAGACCAAGTCCGCTGGCAATCGGACACGCTCGGTCTCGATTCGCGCCATTCCGACGCCCGCATCGACAGCGCGCTGAATCAGTCGATCCAGCGCTTCCGCGAGAAGGTCTCCGCGGCAGGGATCACCCACTACCTGGTTTCGACCACGGGGACCCTGACCGCGGGGGCGACCGCGCCGCACCCGTTCTCGGTGCTCGACCTGTCGGCAGTTAGCCCGGCGGTCGTGCGCGTCTACGGGCTCGACGTCACCATCGACGGCTCGCGCATTCGCGACCTGTTCTGTGTTCCGTTCACCGATCGCGCGCGCTACCAGGATTGGCGCGGGCCTTCGGCGGAGCGCCCGATCGCCTACGCGCACTTCAGCACCGCGAAGCTCGCCATCTTGCCGCCGCCTGACGGCGCCTACCCGTACGTCTGCTGGTACCTGCCAGTGCTCCCTGACCTCCTGGACGATGGCGACGAGTTCGATGGCGTCGCCGGATGGGAGGAATGGATCGTCTGGGACGTCGTCCTGAAGCTGTGCAACCGGGACCAGTACCCGCAAGCGCACGGGATGGCGATGAACGAGCGCGAGCTCGTTTGGCGTGACGTGCAGCACGCGTCGGCGAGCGTCAACCGAACCCTCGTGGTCCAGAGAAAGGACACATGGGGAGAGCATGACCGCCGATTGAGGGAGCCGCGCCTCGCATGAGCAGCCGCGAGCTCGTCTACCAGGGACCGCGGCAGTTCCCGCGCGACATCGAGAAGATGGCGAGGGAGTGCGAGCGGATGGCCACCGAGATCGAGCGGCTCACGCAGGTTATCTCCGGGCGACGGCTGGGGCTGCTCGTGGGCGGCATTCTGCGGGCGAATGGTCAGGCGCTCCAGTTCGACGCACTGAACCGCGTAGAGCCACCGTCTGGTGGGCTAACGCTCACGCTACCGCGGGCTACCGCGCGCGACGCCGGCAAGGAGGTTGTCGTCGCCGTGGGGGGCGCCGCCGGCGCGGTCACGATTGCTGCCGTCGATGCGCGGGTCAACCGCGCGGCGAGCATCACGCTCCCGACCGCCATTGGTGCGCACCGACTCTCGTGGGACGGCGTCGAGTGGTGGGGTCCGACAACGGAGGCGACATGATCTTTCCGGTCCCCATCCTCCCCGGCATGCGTCAGGACATCGACGCGCGCGCTGGCGGTGTGCCCCCCGGCATGCTGCGCCTCGCGCAGAACGTCCGCTTCTCCGAGGCTGGCACCGTGCAGAGACGCCGCGGTACACGCGGCATCCTGGGGCACTGGGGCAGCGCGCAGCCGCTGCGAGCGGGCGAGATGCCCGAGTTCGCGGCGCGGCTCGGCGACGCGCACGTAATCGGCATCGGCGGCGTGGTTGGCGGGTGGCCGTCGCAGGACGGCAGCGGCGCTACCGTGTTCCGCACGGTCGGAGTGTACGGCTCGGCGATGCCCGTGGGCTCGCGGCAGGTGCTCTATCCGGGCGCGGTGGCCAACGCGTACGTGGCGCCCACTGTGGCCGTCGCCTCCAATGGATCGACTCTGTACGGCCAAGTCACGAGCGAAGGGCTGCACCTGGTGTACCGTGACCCGCAGGGGAACCTGATCGGTGAGCGTGTCATGGCCGGCTACACGA